GCCACTCCCTTCCACAGATTGCGCGCCTCGGGCGCAATCAGCGCGGGCGATATATTCCAGCGTGATGGTTTTTGCTGCATCTGATGTCTAGCCCCTTACCGGACAGCGGGGGGCAAAAGTGGCGCACTGCTTTTCACGGAAGTAATTAGTTCACGCATGATTTCGGCCCGGTCCCGGCTTAAGGCCTGGCTCAACTCCGCCTGGGTCATCTGCCCTGCAAATGCCGTGGCGCCTTCGGCCTCATAATGAAACTCAAGTCCGGCCGGTGTTTTCCCGGACAGCTTTACATGATCGTTTTCCTTGCCCCCGCACAGTTTGGCGTCCACCTGTCCGGTCTTCGCATTATAGACAATCGCCGCTTCATTTATTCCGCTGCATGCCTGTGGGCTGCCGGGATAGGCGGTGCCGCATCCGGAGATCAGAAGACAGATAGCGGATGACAGAGAACAGAGAACAGAGAACGGAAGACAGTTTTTTCTGTCCTCTGCCGTCTGTCCTCTGCCGTCTGTCCTTTGTTCTCTGTCCTCTGTCACGCGTTCACCCCGTCCATCATATAGGCGCCACCCATCGTATAGGTGTTGGTGGCCCCGGTGCTCAGCCCCCCGATGCGGAATTTGCGCACCCCCATTATCGTGAAGGCGAAATATTCCGCATTGATGGTGGCGGGCTTAATGGTGAACTGCATGAACGGGAATGTGTCCCAGACCTCGCTCGATGCATCCAGCGTGGTATAGACCGACACCTGCAAACTGTCGGTCACGGCGCTGGCATGTTCATTGTCGATCTTCAATTGCACATGACATAGCTCGCGCGGGTTCAAAGTCACGCTGGCAAGATATTCCTCCACCGTATTGTTGATCAGAGTCTGATCGGTGAACGCGGTTTTTGATCCCCAGGCCATATTCTGCTCCTCATTTTGCAAAAATTAAGGGCGGAACCTGCGTCCCGCCCTCCGTCCTCTTTCTTCCGTCCTCTGTCTTCCGGCCTACGAAACGCCGAATTTCAGCAGCTTGATGGCCTCGAAATTCTGTATGCCCCCGCCAACGCGCTTGGTCGTATAGAACAGCACATAGGGTTTGGCCGTATACGGATCACGCAGCACACGAATGCCCAGACGGTCCACCACCAGATAGCCGCGCTTGAAATCGCCAAACGCAATGCTGAAACTGTTGGCCGCCAGGCTTGGCATGTCTTCGGATTCCGTGACTGGATAGCCCATCAGGGTTGAGGGCTGTCCCGCCACCACCGATGGCTGCCACAGATACATCCCGTTGGCGTCCTTGAACTTGCGAATATCCGCCTGCACAGTGCGGTTCAGCACCCAGTTGGCGTTCGCCCGGTAACCCTGCTTCAGCGTGTAGATCAGATTGACCAGCGCATCACTTGGATTGCTGGCCGCAAATGCGCCAGAAACGCCCGTCGCCAGATAACCCACATTGCCCCATGTCCAGGATGCGTTCGCCACATTGGTATAGGCCAGAAAACCTTTCGGCTTGTTCACGCCATCGCCGCTGACAAAGGCCAGGCTTTCCTGCTCGGCAAATATGATCTGCACTTCTTCCGCCAGCCAGGCTTCGGTATCCACCGCCGTATCATCCAGAATAGTCTGCGTCGCCGATGGCATTGCATAAATTTCCATTGCTGGAAAACTCAGCTCCACCAGATTTGGCGTTGTGGTTTGCGGACGCGCTGCGGTTTCTCCAACCCAGCCCGTACTTGTGCTTGTCGTGGCAAACGGCTTCTTGTACACATTACCGCTGATTTTCTGTACACCGGCAATGGATCGAATGGGCGACGCCACCGACAGCAGCCGGTCAATCTGACGCTCTGTTTCCGGCGTCACCAGAAAACCGCCATCCGCACTGACGCCCACCGACAGCGCCTTGCCTTCCAGCGCCACCAGCCCCGCCTCATCGCCCCTGCGCATATAGCGGTCAAAGCCTGCTTTGTGCTCGCGTTCATACGCACTGCGCGGCGCGCTATCGGATGCAAAATCCGGCCGCGCATTCGACAGCATCATTTCATCCAGACGCTGCTTGTGCTCATCCAGCTCCTGGTTGATCCGGGCCAGCTGTTCGCGGGTAAGAACGTCCTCGCCCAGCCGGGATTTTATTTCATTCAGACTTTTATCATTGGTGGCCTTATACGCCTCGAATGTGCGCTGAAAGCTGCCAAACTCTGCCTTCACTTCACGCGATACCGGCGACTCATTGCTATTCTGGTTCATTTCATTCCTCATGGTTGCATGCTGTTTGCTGCCTGCCTTATGGCATGGGCAAGTTCACGTAATTCCTGATCAGCGTCCCGCTGATTTCCTGCCGTATGATAGCCGTGCGCTGCTATGCGCTTGGCTTCGCTCCGGCTATAGCCTCCTGCATCCCGCAGGAAATTTTCAAAATCGCGCAGTGTGGCAATCTGTTTGACACCGGCCACCCGCGCTGCCTCATTCATGGGAAATGTCACAACGGAAATTTCCCATAAATCAATTTCCAAAAGCGTGCGAATCCCCAGGCCTTCATCCATCCGTGCACGAACGGTTCTGAATCCGATTGACAGCCCGTCAATGGCGCCTGCGCGCAACAATGACAGTACCTCTCGCCCGCGCGCCACATCCGCCAGAATGCGCCCGCGCACCAGCAGCCCATATGCGTCTTCTGAAATCTGCTCCCACACGCCAATCGGTTCATTGGGATCATGCTGCCACAGCATGCGCACCTGCTCTGCGGGCCGCTCAAACAGCGAATTTCTGAACGCGCCCGGCGCCACCCGGTCACCGCCCGTGTCGGTGTTGCCAAACACGCTGGCATAACCCTCAATAACGCCGTCATCGCCAATGACCCGCATATCGCCGCGCGCCAGCTTCATTTCCAAGTTTGCGTCTGTATGCATCTTGTCTCCAGACATAAAAAAAGCGCCCCGGTTGGAGCGCTGTAAATTTTCTTCTCCCCTCCCCTAAAAGGCAGGGCTATCGCATATGAAACTTCGTTCATTGCATGCAGCTCCCTCTCCCCTTGTGGGAGAGGGTTGGGGTGAGGGGGGCCCAAATCAATTAGTAAGCCTCACAACCCCAGCACACCCTTGGCGATCACGCCGCGCTGAATTTCATTGGTTCCGCCATAGATCGAGGCCGCCCGTCCAAACAGATATTCGCGCGCCGCCGCCCCAAACTGCGCGCCGTAATATCCCGCCGCCTCCAGCGCCAGCTCCTGCAATCCCTGCTGCACCTCACTGCCATAAATTTTCAGCATCGACGTTTCCGCGCCAACCGGCCTGCCCGCCTCCAGATCGCAAAGACCCCGAAGATCGGTATATTCAAGCCCGCGCAACTTGATCGCAATTTCCGAAAGCTTGCGCCGGAACGCCGCATCCTCGATCAGCGCCACCCCACCCGCCAGCGGCACGGACACAACCGCGCGCAACCGCTCCAGCGCCAGACGCGACGCCGTCACCCCTGCAATCGCCGTGCGTTCATGCTGCAACAGAAATTTGGCATAGGTCCAGCCCATGCCTTCTTCCCCAACGCGGTTTTCCACCGGCACCCGCACATCGGTGTAAAAAGTCTCATTCAGATGATGCTCGCCATCGATCGAAATCACCGGCCTCACTTCAATCCCTGGCGTTTTCAGATCGAGCAGCAGAAACGAAATCCCTTCCTGCGGCTTGGTCCCGCCGCCGCCCGTGCGCACCAGACAAAAAATCCAGTCCGACATATGCGCAAAACTGGTCCAGGCCTTCTGCCCGTTGACGACATAAAAATCCCCGTCGCGCACCGCCGCCATCTTGACCGCCGCCAGGTCTGATCCCGCACCCGGTTCAGAATAACCCTGGCACCACCACACATCCCCGCTCAATATCCCCGGCAGATGCCGCCGCTTTTGCGCGTCTGACCCAAAGGTATAAATCACCGGCCCGACCATTGATGTCCCATAAGGCAGCGCGCGCGGCGCCCCGGCAACATGCATCTCCTCATCGAAAATATATTTCTGTGTCGCGCTCCAGCCCGCGCCGCCATATTCCACCGGCCAGCCCGGCGCCCCCCAGCCTTTTTCATACAGCGCCCGCTGCCAATATTTTATATGCGCCTTGTTGGACGAAAACACGCCCCCGCCATGCTCCACCATTTCCGCTGGCAGGTTCTCTCTAATGAACCCCCACACCTCTTCGCGGAATGCAGCGGCCTCGGGCGTGACGGACAGTTGCATGGGAGCCTCCGGGACGAATTATTTATCGTGCTAAACTACTGCCCGCCGCCATCGCCTGGCGCCTGATCAAACCGATTTCTTTTCTCAATCGCATCCAGAATTTTATCCGGCAGCGCATTCAGCCGATCTGACACATCTTTTATCTGTTTAGCA